TCTATCTCCTTGCGCTCCGCCTCAGGAATCCGCTGGCTATAGGGCTGCGCGCCCTCGCGGTAGTCCTGCTCTCCCTTGTCGGCCGCCACATCACGACCGGATCGGGGTCGGCCCGTCCCGCATCCCAGGCTTCACACGCACCCGGTTGTAGTCGTGGCGCGGCGCATCCTTCATGTCCGCGCGCAGGATCTTCCGCGCCTCGCGGAGTGCGGTCTTCCCGCGTTGCGTCTGGCGGCCTGCCATCACGCCATCCCGCGCTGCCGCGCCAGCGCCGCCTGCTGCTGCGCCTGCGCCATGTTGCCCGCCGCCGGCCCTGGCGTCATGCCTGCCGCTCCACCACCCATCATCCCCGTCGCCATGCCCTGCATCGCGCCTGCCGCCGGATTGACCCCCGGCTGCGGCGCACCACCAACCGGCGTGAAGTTCGGCGCCGTCCCGCCCATCGGCCCTCCCGGCAGGCGCCCTGCCATCGGGCCTCCACCACCAGGCGCCGCACCCGCCATGCCGGCATTCAGTCCCGCCAGCGACGACAGACCGCCCGGTGCCGTTCCCGGCGGACGCATCATCGCCTGACTCATGGCGGGGCGTGCGGCGGCGGCGAGTGCTGGCGACCGTTGCGGCGGCGCGGCGGCGGCGGCAGGCGCAGCCTGCTGCTGCGGCGCAGCGGGCCGCTGCTGGAGCTGCTGCTGCGGCGCCTGCGGACGCGGCGCGGTCCCACCCGCCGGCTGATTGGGCCGGAACGGCTGGCGCTTCACGCCCCGCATCTGCTGCCGCTGTCCCTGGCCGCGCTGCATTCCACGCGCTGGCATTACGACTCCTTCCCGAGCTTCTCGCGGAGCTGCTCCAGCTCATGCTCGATGTCGAGCGGCCTGCCGGTGGAGCCCGACAGACGGTCGAGCACGACCAGGACGTGGCGGAAGGAGGCCAGGAGATCGACCTCCACCTGCGGCGTCGGCTCCTCCTCCGGCTGCTCCGGCACCGGCTCCGGCTCCGCCTCGTGCGGCGCGGCGTGATGCCGGCGCGGCGGCGGCTTGTGATGTGTGTGCCGCGTGGTCATTTCTTGAGCGCCTCGCGCACCTTCTCCAGCCGCGCCATCACCTGGGGCGGCGACCCCGACGCACGGGCCAGCTCCGCGACCGCGTTGGCGAGATGCTCCAGGGGCGTTTCCTCCTTCGGCTCCTCCGCCGGAGGCGGCGTCGGATCCGCCGTGGCCGGAGGCGGCAGCTCCTCCTCCGGCTTGTCCTCGTCCTCGTCCTTGATGTCGTCCGGGTCCAGGTCAGCCATCGGCCTGTATCTCCACCAGAGGCGCGGGCAGCGCCACCAGCTCATCGCCGCCCGCGCCTTCGGGTCGTTGTCGAGGAAACCGAGTGGACTTTCCCCGTCTTGAGGTTTTTCCGCTCCACCACCCGCCCCTTGCCGCAGAAGGCAAGACGCTGATCCCCGTGGACCACCCGGTATCGGGGCTTACCGCCACCGGGGCAGTGGATCGGCATGGAGACGGGCTAGCGCCGCTTGTGGCGGCGTCCGCGCCTCCGTCCCGCTGCGAAAATCTCCTCCGCATCGTTGAACATGCCTGTCACCTCCTTCCGGGGACGTATCCACTCACAAACCGACGTCCAGGGCCGGGGCTGCGGGCACCGGCGGTTTCACCTGAACGCCCATCTTGGCAAGCTCCTCGCCAAGAAGATCGGGTAGGGGTTTCGGGTCGATGGTCGGCAGCACGGCGGACAGCACCGGATCGTTCGCCAGGACGTCCGCCTTGAGCGCCTCCATCTCGGTCACGAACTCGTAGAGCTGCGAGCGCGGCATGACGAACGCCGCGCCGGCGGCCTGCTGCTGGCCGACGAAGTTGCGGTAGTCGGTGATCTGCTTCACCAGGAAGTCGTACCGCAGGCGCTTCGCGCGCCGCTTCGCGTCCTCGAGATCGCTCTGCACCTGGACCACGCCGGAGCGTCCGAAGCGTTCCAGAATCGCCGGGGCGTCGTGATCGGCCACGTCCGTCACGTCCCGCGCCTTCAAGGTCACGTTGCGCGGCGGCAGGACCCACTCCTCGGCGCCGAACTGGAGCGGCGAGCCGCGAAACACCGGACAGTCGAGCGCGTCGGGCCGTTGAGAGTAGAGTTGGATCATGCTGCCTCCATGCGTTTCAGCGCCGTGGCGGAGAAGGAGTGGTGATGGCTGTTGACGTACCCATGAATGTCGCCGCGCAGATCGGCCCACACCTTGTCCTTCGCTACCGCCTGCTGGGCGCGCAGATCGCTCGCCTGTGCACGGGCCGCGAGGATGTAGTCAGCGGCCCACCAGTTGCGCCGCTGCCAGTCGAGGCGTTCCATGTGCCGCACGATCCGGGCGTCGAGCTGCCGGAAGGAGCCGTCGTCGTTCTGCACGACCAGGACGAGCTGCTCCTCCCGAATGAGCCGGTGCGCCGCGAGTAGGCAGACGAAGTACGGCACCTCGTAGCCGTTGCGGCGGAAATCGAGGGCCGTCTCCCGCGCGAGTGCTGCCGCGCTCGCGTCGACGTTCCCCGCGTGGGGGAGGTCGTGGAAAACGGCCCACCGCTCGTTGTACCAGTCGACCGAGAGGCCCCGGTCGATCCGCCGGAGCTGCGCGACAATCGCGCGGTCGGGCACGTAGAGAGGATGGCTCATGGCGCCCGCCGGAACCGACGCTCCGCTGACCGGATGCGCTTCTTCGCGCTCCGCTCCTCGGGCCGGCCCACATAGTCCCCGCCACCCATCAGGAGCTTCGTAGAGAACCGCTCAAAGGGCGTCGCGTCCCGCATGTCCTTGCGCCACTTGCGGTCGTAGTCCTTCTGCTCCGCCAGCTTATCCCGCGCTTCAACGAGATCGTTCCACGCCTCGTTGCGCTCCGACTTGTCGTTCACGGGGAAGTGCCCGTGGCCGACATGGATGTGCAGCTCCATCAGCGTTTCATCCGGCGCTTGTTCCGGCGCGCGAAGAACGCGGCCAGGCTCTTGTCGACGGCGCCCGAGATGCCGCCCTCCTTGCCGTGGCGCATGTCGGTGCGGACCTGGCGACCGGCAGCCTTGTCCTGGGCGAAGTCGGCCCGCGCCGCGAGGCGGTCCAGCTCCTTCGGCGTAAGGGAGTCGTCGGACACGTCACCCGACGAAGCCTTGGAAGACGAACACCTGGACGGTGGGGTAGTTGTAGCCTGGCATCTGGCGGTCGAAGCCCGACGCCACCGGCTGGTTCCCCATCGGGTCCGCGAAGTTCTTGGGCACGACCGCCGACACGTCGGACGCATTCGCCAGGTCGATCGCGCCGAAGTTGGAGCCGACCGTGATGTTCGTGGCGACGCCCGCGATGGTGCGCGTGGCGAACGTGTACAGCTCGTTCCAGTATTTCTGGCCGCCCTTCTCCAGCATAAAGGGCTTCATCGCCATGATGCGGTCGCCGAGCCGCGTCCCGCCAGGCGTGTACGTCCAGGTCGATGCCATCGCTGCCTCCTACGGTTGATCGAGCGTCGGCGGGCGGATCGCAGCCGGCGGCGGGTTCTGCTGCTGGCCGCTGCCCCATCCGGGCGCGTTCGACCCCGGCACGAGGTTCGGCGCTCCGGTGTTCGGCACACCCGCAGTCGGCGCGAGATGCGTTGCCAGCGTCGTGTCGATGTCCCCAAGCACCGTCACGCCACCCGGCTTGCCGGTGAAACCGGAGCCGAGGGTCGATTCCGCCCACCGCTTCAGCTCGTTCCAGACGGACTGCATGCCCTTCTCGTAGAACAGCCACTCCATCTGGTTGAGCCGCGTTGTGATCGTCACTGCCATCGTGCGCTCCTACTGATTCATAATATAGTTGGAGTCGACCACGAGATCCACGATCTTCGAGTTGGCGTTCGCCTGGACCACGCCGAGGTTGGCGATGATCCGCATGAACCCGTAGAAGACGTCGCCCGCCGACAGCGAGTCGTGCTTCAGGATGCCGCCGGTCTGCTCCACGAACTGGAGATCGAACAGGCCGAACTTCTTGATCGAGTCGCGGTTCAAGAAGTAGATGCGGTCGTCCTGGCAGTCGACGTCGATCAGAAAGTCGCGCCCGTTGTATTCGAGCTTCTGGAAGCCGCCGTCGAGGTTCAGATCGACAAACCGCTTCTGCGGCACGAGGAGCTGGATGTAGCGGTCGCGGGCGTTGTAGCTGCCGACCATCAGGTCGATCCGCCGGCCCGACACGATCTCCGGCACGTCCATCGCCAACTGCATGAGGTTCAGCTGGAGGTCGCGCGGCGTGCCGCTGTTGGAAAAGACCTTCGCCTTCCAGAGCGGGTTCACGCTGCGGTCGATGTCCTCCAGAATGAGCGCGCCGGGGCGGTACACGCCGTCGTCCACGAGCGCGTCCAGGCCGGTCAGCTCCGTGCCGAGCACTTTGTGGCGCACGATCATGTCGGTTGCTGCCGGGGTCCGCGCGCCGCCGGTCGGGGTCGTCGGCACGATCGGCACGCCCTTCCCGACCGTGATCGACGGGGCGCCGGTGAAGTTGGAGTCCGCCGGGTTGAGCGTCGTGATCGTGAACCGCACACCCGACGAGTCGCCCGGATCGTTGTCGCCGTTCGTCCCGAGCAGCGATTGGCCGTCCACCGCGTAGATGAAATCGACCTGCATGCCGACGCGCAGGTACTTGATGCGGTCGACCTGGGCGAGGCCGGCGGTCACACCACCTTCCGTCGAGGCCAGCGTCGCGCGGACGCCCGTGCCGTCGAGGTAGGTCTGCTGGTTGAGATCCTTCAGCACGCTCTCCGTGATCGACCGCATCTTGTCGGTCAGCGTGTTCACGAAGGCGTTGGCGTTCCCCTTGCCCTTCTCGACGTCGGGGCCGGTGATGTCGAACGTGCCGTAGACGAACTTCTGGCGGACGCGGCCCGTCACGTCGTTGTTGATGATCGGCTGCGGCAGGCCGATGCGGTAGCCACGGGCACCGACCGACTGGCTGTTCACCATCCGAGCGGGAAACTCATACGAGTTGCCGCCGAACCGGATTTGGGCCTCGCCAAATCGCTTGTACAACATAGCAGCCAAGTTTTGCTGCTGCTCCACACCGTCGGCGTAGACGGTTTTCAGGAGCGCCGAAAGCTCGCTGATGTTGTCTACGATCTGTGGCGACGCCATATCCTCATCCCCTCATCCGGTTAGGGCGCCCAGCCGCGCTGGAGCAGGAAATCGACGCCGCGCTTGGTCGCCTCGCCGTCGAGTCCATGCTTCGCTGCGGCAGCTCCAACCGGCGGGGACGACCCAGGCACCGCCGGCAGGCCGGCGTCCTGGCGCTTCCCTGCGGTGAGCGCGCTCAGTTGCTTGTTGTGCCAGTCGAGGAGCGGGCCGGCCCACTCCGCGAACAGGTACGGAATGTCGTCCATCTCGGCTTCGTCGCCCAGCTCGTTGACGCGCCGGAGCACGTAGGCTTCCGCGCCGGAGAGGAAGCCCTCGTCCAGGCCCTTCGCCTTCAAGAGCTTCCCGATCCGGTCCTGCACCGTCTTGCGGGTGGCATCGAGCTGGCGCTGCTCCTCGATCTTCGCCTGCTGCACGCGGCCCTGCTCGACCTGTTGCACGAGCTGGCCCATCCCCTTGATCGCCTGCATGACGTCGGGGGGGAGCGTGGCGTACTGCTGCTTGCCGTCTGACGGCGCCGCACCGCCCGACTGCTTGATCGCTTCCGAGATCTGGTCGGCCAGCTCCGGGTTCGCCCGGATGACAGCGGCGAGCGCGTTGTAGTCCCCGAACCGCTCGTTCAGGATCCGGTGCTCGTCGGCCAGCTTGCCGTACTTCCCTTCCCACTCGTGCGCGGCCTGGACCCGCGACTCGAGGTCGCGGATCTTCTTGTTGAACTCCGACCGCTGGCGCTTGAACGTGGCGTAGGGGACGGGTTGCCCGCGTACTTCCCCGGTACTATCCGGGGGCGCGGGCGCTGCTACTGTCTCCCCGGAGGACGGCGGCGCTCCAGAGGGTTGCGTCGAGCCGCCGGGACCGCTTGGCGACGATCCCTGCGATGATGCCCCGCCTGCCGGCGGAGCGGCTGGAGCTGAAGGTGTAGGTGTCGAGTCCGCGACTTCCGCAGCCATCTCCTGAACCCTTTGTGTGCCCCCTCTGGTGCGGCACACGGCACCGTCGCGGCTGATCTGGAGCGCCGCCCTCCGTTGCGCCGGATGTCTGGAGCCGGCGCGCTCCGAAGTGTGTTACGCCGCCGCTGGCGGCTGCGCCCCATTCGCTCCCGCTCCCGGTTTACCGTCAACTCCCCCCGGCCCCCCGGGCTGCTGTCCGCCAGCCTGCGCGCCTTTCAGCGATGCCATTTTCTGCTGCATCAGGATTTGGCGGTGCTGCTGCACGTGCATGAGGTGCGCGCGTTTCGCGGTTTCCGGCAGCGCATCGAACGACGGATCCTTCTGGCGCGGAATGTGGATGGTGAGGTGGACCTCGTGATTGTCCATCATCTGGTTCACCATCGCCGGCTGCCCCTCGTCCATCTCCGCGTTCTCCTTCGTCGCGCGGCGCATGTCGGGACCGATCTCCGTCTCAAAGTCTTGCAGGCCGAGAATCTCCAACGCCTTTTGCTTCTGTTTCGGATCCTGGAAGTCGATGAGGTGCTGCTCCGCCGCGTCGAAGATCAGCTGGGTTTTGATCGCCGGCGAGCGCGGGACGACGGTACCGGGGTCGATGGTGACGTCGGTGTTCCCCGCCAGGTCGGAGCCCTGCCAGTAGTGGACCTCCCACTCTTTGCCGTTGCCGAGCAGCTTGATCGCACGCGGCTCCCGATAGTGCTTCTGCGCCAGGAGGAGCTGCTTGCGCTTGCGCGCGGCCATGCAGCGCGCCCACCGGCCCAGGCGCGGCGACTGCTCCTCGTCTATCTTCTCGCGCATGAAGTTGAGCGCCACGCCCGACTTCATCCCCTGCGGGGCCTGCGCCTTGTCCATCCCCTCGGACTGCGCCAGGCGGTCCATCGACTGCTCCGCCTTCGTGCGCTCCTCGTAAATCGAGTTGGGCAACGCCTCGCCCTTCACCACCTGGGGCGCCTGGCCGATGCCGACGAAGTTGTAGACGATGGTCGCGGCGGGCCGCATCGCCACCTGGCCGGGGACCAGGCCGGAGCCCTTCGGCGCCAGGACCCAGGGGTTCAGCAGCGTCTTGCGGTTCATCAGGATTTGCGCGTCGATCCCGTTCACCTTGCGCTGGAGCGGGACCATATCGTCTAAGGGGGTACGACCAGGGAACCGCCCGACTGCGATGTCGAACTTGAACTCGGTGTAGTTGAACTCTCCAGTCGGATTGCCCTGAGCGTCCTGAATCGGCAGCTCCGGGTGGACCTCCCCCTGCTCGTCTTCCTCCGGGTAGAGGAGGACGCCGTTGGCGATGATCGCCCAAATGCCTTTTTCGTAGTCTGCGCTTGGTTTCTCCTGGTAGATGCGCGCGACCGCGCCGTGGACGAGGTTCTGTCCACCGCCGTAGTGCGCGGTCCCCTGGATGCTTGGCCCGACGAGCGCGGTCAGGGACGCTTCGTAGTACGAGCTCGTGTCGGCGCCCGACTCCTCCGCCACGTATGGACCGAGCTTGGGGAAGTTCTGATCGAACCAGTCGAGGTCGAGGTAACACAGCTCCCCGCACCAGCGGGCTTCCTCCAGGTCGCGCGCCTTGGGATCCCAGTAGAAGTTGAACAGCATCTTCACCTGGGCCTCGATCTCGCCCTCGCGCACCCGGTCCACGACCGGCTGACCCTGCTCGTCCAGCTCTGGCACGTGTGACACGTCCATCGCCGGCTGCGTGCCGAGCATGCGGGGCTTCTGGCCTGGCTGGAGGGTCGGTACGGGGGGAAGCGCCTCGGGCGGCGTCCCCGTCTGCGCGGCTGCCGCCTGCGCCTGCTGACACTGCGGGCAGGGCGTCCCGGCGAGCACGGGCGGCGCTTCCGCCCCGCACTGCGGACACCGGGCAACGTCCCGCATGGCCGGCGTCCGCTGGACGTTCATGCGGGGAATCTCCATCAGCGCCCCCGCCTGCGGGTTCCACACGTCATAGAAGATAACGGTGCCGGTCCCACTGGCGATGAGCGCGGCGACATCGCGCTTCGCGTCCTCGTTCACCACGTCGTCAATGTGGCCGGCGATGTTCTCCGCCACGCGGGCGCCTTCCCGGTTCTTCGCATCCGGGGTATTGGGACGGACTCTCCCGGTCGGCTTCGACTTCAGCAGGCGGGCCGACATGCCGAGCACGCGCGGCGCCACCTGATTGTCCACGGGCGTCGGGAACCAGGAGGGCGCATTCCACTTCGTGAACCGGCGCGACTGCTCCGAGTACTCGATCCACTGGATGCCTTCCAGAAACGCCAGGTTCTCAAACATCTGGCGCTCGAGTGCCCACCGCGATGCGGGCCGCGACCCGTAGTCGAGCCGCTGCGTCACGCGGTCAATCAGCTTTTGGGCTTGCGGGGAGGGCTTGTAGCCCTCTTTCGCCTTACGCGGGGACTGCGCGTCTGCGGTCGCACGCGCGTTCGGCCCCGGCAGCTCCGGCTGGGGCAGATCGGCCATCGAGGCTCAGTAACCTTCGAGCCGACACTGGAAGTTCACGTTCGCCAGGGAACCGGCGAACTGCCCGCCGCTCGTCACCGGCGTCGTGCCGTTCGCGCCCGTCTGGTAGAGCACGATCGACGCGCCGTAGCCGAACCCGCCCGCTGCGGCGGTCTGCTGCCACATCACGTCCTGGCCGCCACCCGTGACCGACGCCGAGCCCGGTTGCGTCGGGCTACAGATGGCGAAGACGACGTTGGTCAACCCGATGCGCTGGAGTGCCGCCGTGTTGAGCGCGTCCCCGTTCGACGTGTAGGCCGACGACGCGCCCTGCACGAAGGTCACGTACCGCACCCGGAGGTTCCCCATGTACTGCGTGACGTTGCACTGGTTGCCGCCGGCTGATGCCGCCGCCCGACAGCAGGGCGGGGCGCCCGTCCCGAGCGCCGTCGCGGCGTTGAGGCCCGTGCAGTCCTGATCCGTGACGACGACCCAGGTAATCGCCGCCAGGGCGGGCGTACTGAGAGACAGGGCGAGTATCGCCCCCACCAACCGCTTCCACCACCGCGTCATACTCCCTCCGTCTCGATGGGTTTCCCCGCTAACGCCTGTTCGATGGCCCGCATCCCTCGCCGGTACTCGACCAAGGGTTGCGCCACGCCGTCCACCAGGACCATCGCCTGCCCCTGGTCGTTGACGAAGATGCCCGCCTCGCGGAGCATCTCCTCGGTCGGCCCCGGCGACAGGCTGACCCCCGGCGTCCCGGCTACCGGCGCGGCGGGCGGGGCCGGCGGCTGGGGCACCCGCAGTGCGCGCAGCTCCTCACGGAGCCACCGCACCTCGTCCTGCAGGACGCGACACGTCGGACACTCGTCGCTCACGGACTGATGCTCGCCCGCACCGCGTCCCGCGACTGGATCAGCGGATCGTCCGGGCGATTCATCGCGTCGGTTTCCTTGACCGTCGTGTACCGTCCGCCCTTGCTGGCGAACGGGGACGCGTGATGTCCCTTGGAGGAGAGGAGGCCGTGACGCTTCCCACCCTTCGTCATCCGTCCCGCATGTCCAGCCTTCCTGTGATGTCGTCGGGCCATCGGCCCTCCTATCTCGGTCCGGTTGTAAGCGCCGCCACCAATGGACCGTCAAGGTAGCAGCGGGTCAGCGCCGCCAGGCGTTCTTGCGGTCTGCCGTCGCCCCGCAATTCAGCGTGCCGGTAAAGGCCCCGTTCGTGATGAACTTCACCCAATGCGGCGCCACCGCGAAGAACAGCTCGTTCAGCGCCGACCCGGAGAGGCCCTGAAGGAGGGACGGATGGGCGTTGTCCGTGTCGGGCGGCTTCGTGATCCACTCGCAGCACAGCACGTCGTAGGCCCCGGTGTTGATCGTGCCCGAGATGGAGATCCGCAGGTTCTCGCAGCCGGAGAAATCGAGCCAGGCCCCGGAGTCGGATGCCGCCGTGACGGTCGTCCCGAGCATGGCTTCGACGCACCCCAGCTCCTTGATCTCCTGCCAGCGGGTGCCCTGGCCGGCACTCATCGGATCTCCCCCGTCAGCGAGTAGGTGGCCGAGATCGTCGCCCCGGTGAGCGTGATGATGCCGAGCGTGTACTCGCCACGCGGGTAGGCACACCGCAGCGTACACCCATTCCCCGACGTCACCGTGTATCCCGCCGCCGGATTGTTCGCATCCGTCACGGCGACGTAGCCGCCGAGATCGTAGGGCCGCACCGGGCCGGCGGGTCCCATGAATTGCGACCCGCGCGTAAAGAGCCCCACCGTCGCGCCCCCGCCCGACGCCAGGACCGTGATCTCCAGCATCGTGTACTCGCGGCCCGTCTCGACCGAGTTGGTCGAGGTGAGCGGGGTCGCGCCGGTCTGGTTCTGACAGAGATAGCCATCCGGGTTCCGCTTGCCGTCGAGGATCGCCATGTCACCGACTCCGTTTCGGACGTTTGCGGGAGCGGTGCAGCGGCACCTTCCCGTGAATGGTGAACTGCTGCCGGAGCCCCTTGCGGGCCTTCATGGAGAACGGATCGGTGCGGCCTGCGTGGCGGACCTTCAGCGTCGGCGCCAGCTCCGACACGTTGTCCGAGACGAGCACGCGGGTCTTCGCCATCAGCGCCGGCTCCGGCGCTGCGCCTGGCGCAGCTCCGTGCGCTGCTCCGCCATCAGCCGTTGCTCGTCGCCGCTGCGGGTATCCCCGTAGGTCTTCCGCTGCGTGCGCGCTTCCTTCGCTTCCGCCGAGTCGCGGGACAGCGCCGCGTCGTCCTGGTCCGCCATCAGCACCACTCGATCAGCGACACCGGGCCGCTGCGGCACGTGATCGTGATCCCCGTATCGGTCCCGGAGAGCTTCGACGCGAACAGCGAGATGATCGTGCCGGTGAACAGGCCGTTGGTGTTCCCGCCGCAGTTGAGGAACGAGTCGAGCGGCACGAACAGCGTGGCCGTCGTGTTGGGATTGGCCGTGATGAACAGCGACGGCGAGATGATCGGCACGAACACGCCGAACACCAGGGCGTGGAGGTCGAGCTGGACCTGGACGGCGCTGCCGGTGGCGTTCTGGATCTGGATCGGGATGTTGCCCGAGATCTGGATCGGCCCGTAGCGCGTCTCGATCATGTCGTTGGTCAGCAGGGTTTGCTGGCCGTTGAGCATGGTGAGCGTCCGCTCCGTGGACGACAGGCCGAACTCGTTGCCGTTGAACAGGGTGCCCGTGACGAAGATCTGGTCGGGGCCAATCGAGTTGGGCGGCACCTCGAGCGACGACAGCGCGGTCCACACCTGGCCGTCCCACTGGTAGGTCACGCCGTTCGTCGCGGTGAACTGCTGCCCCGGCGTCCACGGCTGCGCCGGGAAGGCGATGTAGGTGGGCGGGTTGTTCGACGGCGGCTGACTCGGGATGCCGGGGGTGGCCGCGACCCACTGCTGGCTGGCGCCGTTGTCGTACCAGAGGTAGAGCGCGGCGTCGGAGCTGGTCCGCCACCAGAGGTCCCCGACCTCGCTGGCGATGGGCGGGTTGGGACCGACCGACAGGACGCCGCGTCCGAGGAGCTGCGGCGGCGGGACGGGCTGGCGGGCGATGACGATGCCAGGCATCAGCGCCGCCGGAGCGACTCGGCGCGTTCCCGCAGCCGGCGCTCGTGGAACGAGCGGGGGTGGAGATCGGTGCGGTGGACGTCGTGCGCGCGGAGCTGCATCCGACGCATGTCGCGCTCCTGCCGCCGCCGCCGCTGCAACCGCCGCACCGCCTTCGCGTGTACGTGAACGGCGGCGGACTGTCACCTGCGGGGAAGAGGGGGGCGCCGGTGACCGGGGGTGGGCTGGTTGAGGAGGGCTAGTCACTCAACCGATTGGGTGTTGTATGCGGTGAAGCCCCCGAGCCTACCGACGCCCCGTGGGGGAATGTCCTAGCATGGCAGATCGCGGGCTTACCACCAACCCCCCGGCGGGTCTTCCTGATACGGGTCCACGTTCTCTGTCGATGACACTTCGTCGTCGGTGGCGATGAACGCCGCCGGGGAACCCAAGGGCTGGTGGGCGACCCCGCTGCGCTCCTGGTCGATGGCGTCCCAAACCTGCTTCTCGACGTTGGTCAGCCGGTACTCCGGCGCCGGCTCCTTCTTGTCGTCCACGGCATGCATGTAGGCGAGCCGGGGGAGCTGGCCGGTATCCGGCATGGGCGTCTCCAGATGCACGCGCCAGGAGATCATGGCGGAAAAGGCGCGGTCGTCGTGGTCCTCGCCCTCCGCGCGCTCGTTGGAGATGTACCGACACCCCATCAGCTCAAAGCACGTCTCGGGATCCCAGATCATGATTTCGCGATGTGACAGCGCGAAGTGCATGCCGTCGAACAGGAGCGGCCTCGTGGCGAAGGTCGTCATCCAGCCGTAGTAGTTGGTCATCGTGTTCTTGATCCGGTCGAGGCGCTGCCAGATATAGAAATTTCGGTATCCGCGTGCGCGGCACTCCTCCATCGTGCTAAAGCCGTGCCCCCCGGTGATCTCCACCGCGAGAACCGCCTCATGGTAAAACGTCCCCAGGTCCATCAGTACGTGTGCCAGCTCGATGGGCGAGTGGAGCCCGTGCCACGTTGCGACGATCTCGGCTGTGTGACGGTCAAAAACGGAAAGGGACGAATAGTCCCCGCCCTCTACGCCGGCACTCGGATCGGCGCCGATGATGTAGGCGTGGTCGAGGGTCGGCCATTTCCAGATGCGGAGCTCACCCTCCTCATTGGGGACAAACTGCTTGCGCGGATCCGTGTGCGTCATGTCGAGCCGCCCGACGAACACGGTTGCCTCCGCTGCACGTTCCCGCATGCGCCGCAGCACCGCCACCGGAAACGCCGGCCTGCCGGTCACCAGAAACGCTGAACTGACCGTGGTCGGGTACTCCTGGTCGAACAGGTCTTGCTGGCCCTGGCACTGCGTCTCCAAGACGTGCCGCCGCCACGCCATCTGCGGCAGGCCGATGTGGTACTGGTCCGCGATCTGGCGCTCGTCGGATTCCAAGCTGAAGCCGCGCGGGACGACCATCGTCGCGTCGGGCAGCTCGTACCACGGGATGAACACGGTCTGGAACCCGGACTCCCCGGCTTCGGCCCGTGCCCACTCCAACTGGAACGCGTTGCCCATCCCGTTCGCCGTCGACTCGATCACGATGTAGGAGTCCGGTGACTGCGGCACCGCCTGGAGGATCCCGAGCAGCGTCTCCTTGTCGCGGACGAAGAAGGCGAACTCCGAGAGATGGCACCCGTGAATCGTGAGCCCGCGCCAGATTGGCTTACCCGTGGCATAGCCAATCATGCCTTCCGAACTCAACTCCACGCGACCGTCGCGGCACTGGACGTAGTCGAAGTTGATCTGGTTCTTTTTATCGCCCTTCATTTTTGGGCGCAGGCCCAACGGCAACCGGCTCACCATGAACTTCTCACGCTGGAACAGGTTCGTCGCGCCATCCTCGACGTGTGCGATGGTCATGGTGATCGTGAACGGGTTGGTGAGCTTCGTCGTGACGTTGAGCCCTGAGCAGTAGGTCGAGATCCCCGGTTGCCGGGCCTTCAAGACGATCACGCGCGGCGGCTTGCCCGCCCGCCGCATGCGCTCGATGCCCTGGTGCACCTTCCGCTGCGGCAGGTTCACGTCGAGCGTCGCGGTGGGCGCCTGGCCCTCGTGCTGCTTCGTCCGGATCGTCAGCGCCGCCGCCATGAACGGCAGCGGGTTCTCGCGGATCTGCGCCTGGAGCTGGCGGAACTCTGCCACCGTCAGCACGGCTGCGCGTCCTGGGTCGGCACGTCCTGGCGCTTCTGGGAGCGCAGGAGCAGGGGCCGGTAGCAGTCCGGGCAGAGCCACGGCAGGGACGCGGCGACGATGGCGTGGCGGACGTCCAAGAACGCCCCGACGATCCACACCATGTCGCAGCCGTCACAGAGGCCGACCACCGACTCGAGGAGGTCTTGCTGCGGCATGGGTCAGCTCCGGCGGCGCCGCTGGTACTGCCGGCGGAGGTAGTCGAGCCCGATGATCGTCGCGACGATCGCTCCGAACAACCCGAGAAACATGGTCTAGCCCTCCTCGCCGGGATCTCTGGCCGGCGGAATCCACTCACTCAGTCGGTCCCGCTCCGCTTCGTTCCGGGCCGCCAGCGCGACCAGGGCGGCGGCGAGCACGGGATTCGCCTTGGCCGCTGCCTTCCGCAGGACCCACCCCCACTGCTGCGGGTTCACAGCCCCAGCTCCTTCAAGCGCCGCTGCGTTTCCTCGGCGGACGGAATGACCCGCTCGAACACCGTGCCGAGTGTCTCCCCGATCCGCGTCGGTTCGGACGGCGGCGAAGGGGAAGACCGCTTGCCGGGGGCCGGCGGCGGGGTCGGCAGGGTGTACTTCACCTTGCGGACCCAGTTCCGCCACGCCGCATCGACGTTCGTCTTCGGGCTCGCGTACTCGTGATCGCAGAACGCAGCCCATTCTTTTGCGGCGACGGTGGCCGGTAGGGAGTTTGCCTCCCATGCCATCTTCTTCCGAGCGTCGGTGAGCAGCTCTCCAGCGGGCACGCGGCGCCAGCCGCGTTGTTCCCTCCCACTGATGGATCCCTGATGATTCCCTGATGGTTTGGGTGTCGCTGGCGACACCCCTCCGGTGTCTCTGGCGGCAGGGGTGTCATTGTGACACCCCTCTCGCTGGCGATACCACCGATACTCCCGACGCGGAAGATGTTGGACGTGCCCGGTCGGGCCATGACCTCCAGCTCGCCCAGGCTGACCAGCTTGCGGAGCGCGCGGTGGACCGCCGCCTCCGAGATCGCCGCCTTCTCCGCGATGGTCTTGACGGACGGCCAGCCCTCGCGGCGGTCGTCGTCCACGCAGTCGGCAATCGCCAACAGCACCAGGCGCGCGCCCAAGGTCGCCCGTGACCGAGTGAACACCTCCGACATGACTCGCACGCTCATCCCACTCCCCTTCCTTGCTCGCGCGGGACCAGGCTCCCGAGAAACTCGACATCGTGCACGCGGCGCTTCACCGTGCGCGCCAGGTCCAGGCCGATCGCCCCTTCCCACGGGCTTGCCAGGACCATCGTGTCCGTCCCCTGCACGTACCAGAGCAGCGTCTCGCAGACGACCTGGCTGCCCTTGCCGATCAGCACGGCATGGCCGGCGTTGGCGAGGAACCGGCACCAGGCCCACTGCTCCGGGCGGACCTGGCTCCGCGTCTCCCGTTTGAGCTCGATCCACAACCCGAAAAAGCCCCGCTTCGCCACGGGCAGCACGTAGTCGGGGACGCCCGCCTGGTAGCCCTGCTCGATCATGCCGCGCCAGTAGAGAAACGCGTTGCGCGCCTCGGCGCGCATGAACCGCTGCTCGTTCTGGAGCGTGATGAGCGCGCCCAATTCGGGGTACTTCGACCGCCACTGGTCGCGGAACCGGACCACCAGGCGCCGCTCCTCCTTCTCGGAGCGGACGGCGGGCAGGGCTAGCCGTGCCATGCGAGTCCCGGCTGCAAGGCCCCGATGGTCCGGTGGGCGGCGTACACGCGCCGCAGACTCGCCGCATTCACCGTGCACCGCTGCACGGCGGCGCGGACGGCGCCGGGGTCCAGCTCGAGCACGGTGCAGATGCGCCGGAACGAGAGGAGCTGCGCGGACGACTCCGACTGGAGCCAGCGCCGATCCTTCTCCTGCTGGACGGCCGCCTTGTGGCCGTGGGGCGGATCGACGCAGCTCCGCACGGCATCGACCAGCACGGCCACCATCAGCCGGCGCGGGCCTGAGCCGGGTCCGTACCCATACGGGCCGCAGTCGGGCTGCCGGAAGAACTGCGCCGGCAGGATCGTCTGGTCCTCCTGATCGCCGCCCGCCCATGCCACCGCCGCCCCAGGTGCCACGATCCGCTACCGCAGCCAGATGTCGGCCAGGAGCATGACCAATGCCTGCGTGCCGTCGTGCGCCGAGTAGCCGCCGCCGTCCGTGGTCTTCCCCAAGGCCGTGCACACCGCCCGCATGCCCACGGCATAGAGCTGCACGTCGTCCATCGGGAGCAGCTGGCGCTTCTGCCCGACCAGCTCCGTCAAGAACTGCCCGAGGTTCTCCGGCGTCACCGTGCCGGCCACCCGGAGCCGGCCCGCCCAAAAGGCCACCCGCCAGGTCGCCCACTCCTCCGGGCTCAGAGCCCGAGGGTCCGCACCTCCCGGTGGAGCACCAGACTCTCCGTCCGGGGCGGCTTCCGGGTCGGTCGGCCCGTCACGTCCCGGTGGGGGAAGTGCCTGAGCCGACACGGCTTGCAGAGCACCGTCCACGTCAGCGGGCTGCGCTTGAGCAGCATCAACGTCGCCTTCTCCGCCTGACAGATTCGACATGGCTCCTCCCGCATCACGTGCCCCCGGTATTGCCGCATCTTGAGCGTGTTCCAGGTTCGCACCCAGGCGCGGCGCTCCGGGTCGGCCTCGCGCTTCGCCGCTTCCCGGCCCCGCCGCCACGCCGCGTGACACGTTCCGCACCAGTCATGGTAGGCAGGACGCTCCCGCTGGCCGCACTTCCGGCAGAGCACACGCCGCTCTACCACGCCCCCCTTGGCCGAACAACCCGGGACCTTCCTTACTCGCTTGCGAGTCATAGCCCTACCTCGTCAATCTCCGCCGGGGTCTTCTGGACCACCTTCCGCTGCCCCCGCTTCTCGATCTCCAACCGCCCCTGCTTCGCCCGCCCCGACTTCCGGTCCACCCACGGATTCCGCGCCGCCGCCCCCGCCATCGCCGCCTCCTTGTCCAATACCCACCGCACCCACTCGGAAAAGTTCCGCGCCCCACTCGCTCGCGCCGCCCCCTTCCACCGCTCCAAATCCCCCGCTCTGCAATGCGCCCGCAGGCGCTCCGCATACTGAATCGTGTTTGTCGCCATGAAGGCCCCCTTACCATATTTGGCGCTACAGGGGCGATTTTCCATTTCGGCGAGCGAGGGGTGCGGGGAAGCTGGCGCTTCCCCGCGCGGCGACTTAGACCCGCCGGGCCTGGCCCGCGCCTTCGCCTTTCCTGCGCCCCTCGCGTGTGCGCGGGGGGGCGCTCACGCGGCCTGGTCGGGGTCGAGGACCAGGGCACCGCCGGGTCGATCAGGAGCGCAGGGCCGGCCTGGTGCCCGAGGTCCGAGGCGCTCCCCCGCAGGCGCGGCGCGACCGCAGGGCGGCGCCGCGTCGAGGCGCTCCCCCTGGTCGACGGCGGCGCCGATCGCGCCGGCCTGGCGCCGCCGCGCGACCTCCACCAGGCCGGCGCCGGCCCGCGCCGCGCCGCGAGCATCCCGCCGCTAAGCGCGCCCGACGGCCCCCGGCGAGCGCAGGACAGGGCGGCCGGGCCGGCGCGTGCGACCTGGCGCACGACCTCGACGCGACGGCCCCGGAGGCGCGGCGGCCGCGCGACGCCCCGGCGCTCGCCGGCGACCACCAGGACGACGGCGCCGGCCAGGCGCTCGCAGCTCGCGCCTGTAGCCCTGGAGCAGCTCGACCCGTGTCACGCGGCCCGCCGGCAGCCGCAGCTCCGCCGCCGCCGCCGGCAGCAGCTCGACCACCAGGAGCACGACGCCGGCCCCGGCGCGAGGTGCGAACCTCGACGGCCTGGCGCAGCGCCTCGACCTCGACCACCAGGACGACGGCGCCGAACGCACGACGGCCCCCGAGGCGCAGCAGCTCCGCCCTCGAGGGCCGTCCCCTCGACCTCGACGCTAGCGCCCGCTAGCGCCGCGCTGGCGCCTTCCCTGCGCCCTTCCCTGGCGCCGATGGCGCCGGCTTCGGAGCAGCGCCCCGACGCCCCACGCGGCGAGCATGCCACCCGCCATCAGGCCGAACGCCGTCCCGAGGTCCGTTGCGAGTGGTGGCACGCTTCCCCTCCTTCTCGACCTCGACGGCCCGCAGAGCGCGCAACGGCCCGCAGATCGACGGCCCGAGGTGCAGGCCGCGCCTGGTTGCGAACGCCATGGGCATCACCGGCCCCGGCAGCTCCGCCGCAGGCCGCACGCGCTCGTAGTGCGGCGCGCACAGCCCGAGGCGCCGGCCCGGATAGCCGCGCTCCTGCGTCCCCTCCCATCCCTTCGCCGCAATCGTCCCGAGGTCCGCCGCCGCCATCCGGGCGAACAGCAGACAGCAGACGACCGCCGCCGCTTCCATGCACGCATCGACGCCGCACAGGAGCGGCTTCCACTCCTGGCGCGCATCGACGCGCCCCGAGGCGCTAGCCATCGACGCCTCGACCACGCGGCGCCGGCAGCTCCAACGCCGTCAGACACTCAGCGTGCAGCCGCAGCGCGCACAGCTCGCAGCTCGCGCGGTCCGCGCGCGACTCATGGACATGCGCCGGCAGCGCGCGCAGCTCCGACAGCTCCGCCTGCACCAGGGCCGCACCGTAGCCCGCAAACCGCGTCGAGAGATCGACGGCCCCCTGGATCACCTTGCACAGGCCGTCCGAGGGCGGATCCCCCGGCTTCCCCTGGAGCGCCGCCGCCATCCCGCGCAACGACAGCGAGACAAGGTGACACTCCGCGCTGGTGACCCACGTCGACGCCCGCAGCTCGACCGGGCCGTCCGTTTCGATTCGTACTCGCCGGATCATGCTAGTTTCC